CACATTGCATGCGCAAAGTCAAATGTCCTATGAATGGTAGCAGGATCACCCCAGAAACGAATAATAATTTGGATACGATCTGAAAGTGTGATAGCGTTATCAGATAAAAATACTGGTCGGAAACGCTCTTTCTTTGGCTTTAGCTCTTCATGAACATCTTCTGCAACTTGCATAGGATCATCATAAAAGTATTCTAAAGTCCGTTCTTCGTGTAAGCCTTCGAAGTATTCGTATGTCTTATCTTGTTCTTCCTCAGCAAAACCTGCTGATTTCATGTAGATAACGATACGCTCTTCTTCTTCACCGAGAATATTATTAACAGTAGTTTCCTTAACTACTGGAGTATAAGGCTTTGCAACATACTGCCCAACTTTACAGAAGTTATCAGCGTTAAATTGTGCTACATAATATAATGCAACTTGTCGTGCTACTTCCTTAGTCTTAAAGTAAATGTCGTAATCATTCACCTTTTCACCAAGAAGCATACTAGCAATAGAGCCGCCTGTTATAATTGTATTCTCAGCAACTACCTTACGCAGCTCTTCATCTTTAATAGATTCAATCCACTTACCAACGTAATTACGCGTAGCAATCGCTGCTGTCTGCTTCCTTAGTCCGGACACTTATCTGCTTTCTATATTCTTGGATCTTCTTAAGATCTGATGTTACAAAATTAAGCGCATGCTTTACCATATCACCAGCATACACTTGTACGCCATCAATAACCATATCCACTAGGGCATGGCGAATTTCATAGCCTCTTACACGTGCATGAAGTACACCATCAATAAAGTACTCGTGCATTTTCTCAATAATCATTACCACACTCTTTTAATAGACACATCCCAACTGTTCAAATCTTCAAGATAGCATAACATATTTATCCAATCTTCTAAACCACCTCTGAAGGTAAACCATGCATCATCGCTTCCATAGTACTTATACTTGACTTTGAAACAGCATGTCACTTACATATCCATCTTATCACGGAAACCCAGAGCTCTTGGTTGTCTAGGCAGTTCTTTAACACCATGAGGGAAGTGTCGAAACTTTAATATTTTACCACGTACTTGATCCCTGTTATCCCAAATCCAGCGTCTCTCCTCATGTGAGAAAGTTCCGGGAGCAACACTAATAATCTGACCTTGGAATTCGACTTTAAACTTACCAAGCATTCCCACCGGGATTTTGTTTGCTTGGTGCGATGAACGTTTGCTATATCCAAGTTCATCAACTTCTGCCACATTATGGTTCTCAACTCCTTCAATGAAGTCAATAACCATACCTTCGTCGTCTTGCTCCCTCTTGAGTTTGAGTGCAATTTGCTCTCGCCAAGTTGATCTACCATTCTTGTAGCGACCTGCAGGATCACGGAGGATAACACCTTCGTAGCCTTGTCCAAGAAATTCTTCCTCTTTCTTTAAGAGCTCTTCTACAGTATGCACCATGTATTGAGGAATAACATGGATCTTATCACCAGGTATTACATCAAGATAGTCATTGAGAGATTCTAGCCTGACATTAAAAGGATCATTTAAAAAACCTTCTACTATGCTATCAAAGACATAATAGTGCAGATCACTAGGTTTATCTACAGCCATGACATGTGATTGTGTACGATTATAAACATCATGATCTGTAGGATTTCCTACAATCAGTTCACCATCTAATCCGTGAAGATCACTGAGAAGAACACCTGCATGGATTGATGGAATAATCTTACCTGTTCTTGAATAAGGTACTCCTTCAAATACCATACAGCGAATACCATCTAGCTTAGGTGAGATAAGCTTAGGAAATGTAAGTGTTTCAAAATAATCAGGTTTACTTAAAGGCGACTCACGTGCTGCTAATAGTGGACGAAACATCTGTACCCTTATTATCTTCTAATAGTTTAGCATCATATAGCCAGGCACTCGGATAGTACTTAGCTACTTTGTTAAAATGGATTTGAGCATCTAATAGATCAGTATAAGATGTGCAATTTGTTCTACCAGTCCATTCTTTCCAGATAACAATATAATTTGTCATTATACAAACACACCTACGAGTGATAATGTACACGCAATAGCTGATGAAATTGCAATAATAACAGCACTCCCTTCTTTGTCATCAATAGCGATAATGGCGCTAATAAACAGACAAATAAACGAGAAAACAAAGATTAAACCAAATAGTGTAGTATGCATTGGTTATTCCAATTTAAAGGGATAGAGTTGTTACACCCTATCCCTTTGTTATTACATTTTCATTTTACGTACTAATGCTCGTACTAGCCATGAAGAATCTTCATAATCTAAGTCTAAAACATCTTGCATACTTGCAGGTACACCATCGATCTTTAAAGATCTCATTAGGAAGAATGGCTGTCTGTATCCCGGAGGTTGTTCACCAGCATCAATAGCATCCTGGTATGTAGGTCGGAATAACTCAGCCAGTCTGCCATCTAGCAGAGATAAATACGCAAATCTACCTTTAACGTACGGGGCAAGCACCCGTGGCGCATTCATCCGAGCCTTCGAATTCAGCGGACTCAATTGAACGGATAAGCCGAGTGCCTTGTACAAGTCGGTTGTATTCATCTTCTGAAATTTCTTCGTACGGTGCCTGCTTGAAACCATGTTCAGAATGGAGCAAGAAAGACAGACTCTTATGACATCCACGGTAGTACTTCTTGAGATATTCCTTAATTGCAGGAAGCTCTTCAATCTTGTAATACACAGTACAGGATACGCTATTATCAGACCACTCTGTTTGAAGTCTTTTAACGACTTCAAGTTGCTCAATAGCAGTCATCTGATTAGCATTAACACCTTGTCGAGCATACGTGAACGGAAATGATACGATTACTGAGCCGTAATCATAGGTTCCATCGAAATTAAGCTTGTACTCAACATCGTATCCATGTTCCTTACAGACGGCTACTAATGGATGTTCCGATGCAACTGTGATTCGGCGGATAAGATAGTCACCGTATCCAGGATGACATCCTGGCCTAACGCCTGGAAGCAGAGAAAGCGTTCCTGACGGCTTAACTGTTGTGAGCTTGACGCTCTTAGGCCAGTTTTTAATGCGCGAGTACATTTCATCATATTGCCTCAGGAACAGATAACCTTCATCCAGCCAACTCTTTTGCTCTTCAGCAGTCTCCAGATAACCTGTAACACCAATACCCATTCGCATATTCTTATGAACAATCTCTTGAGTATCCTTAAGATGACACTCTAGACGAAGCGAATGCTTGTTTACACGATATAGTAGAGAAATAATATCTAGAAATTCAGATTGAGAGGTTACATTAGGAAGAAATACTTCAGCTAGACAGCATGTTTCTTTGTCTTCGAGACTCTGTTCCGCGCACGGGTTATACCCGGCAACATTTGGATCTGGGTATTCATATTCTCCAAGGCGACCAACAAGCCTGCTAAGTTCGAGGTTGATGAGTCCATAAGGTTCGCCCTTACCTTCATATCCATCCCAGAAGTAGTCATGAAGTTCCTCAATATCAGTGCATACAACAGAATTGTTTGACATTGAACGCCACTTAGGTGGAGTCCCTAAATCCCAACGCTTTGCAAGAAGAAACTCTAAATCATCGTGATCACCGATAGCAATTTGTGCAGAACGACGTACATTACCTGCGACAATAATGTAACCAATAATATTCATAATATCTAGAGCATCGATTGGGCGAATTTGCTTTCCTCGACGCTTCTCTAGGAGTTTAGAGATTTCTCCAATTCCCCAGACAAGATCTTCAGGACCTGATGCAACTCCGCCAAATCCTTTAATGGGCGTACCCTTACCACGCACCGCCCCTGTCCAGTAAGTAAAAGTTCCTCGATCGGGTGACTCGCTGAGGAATGCAGCTTTGAGAGTTTTTCCCAGAAACTTAACCCATCCTTCTCGAGAATCTGGAATGATAAAGTCAGCTCCGGCATGATCAACTCGGGTTGGAGCGCTAAAATGCTCTCGTACTGTAGGTAGCTTATCGACATTCTCCTTTTGGATATTGTAGCCTACACCCGATCCAAGAGCGAGCATATCCATTGCCCAACAGAAGGGACGAACGGGATGATTAACGACAGTAAAGGCACAATTTTGTAAAGAGGGTAATCCAAGACGGTCCACTGTGCCTGTACCAAGCTGCCAAAGAAAACGGCCAGCAACAGTACACTTAAGCTGTAACATGTAAGTTCTAAGACGGTCTTCTTCATCTGGCGTAAATCCTACATGTAGTTGTTCACGACAAGCCCTGATTACACGTTCAATAGTTTCTGGAAATTCTTCTGTAATGCCTGTAGTTTCACCCTTGTCATCTAGAATAGGGCGAGAGTACGTACGCTTATAAGTGAGATAGCCGACTGAGCTCCAAGGAGTGTCGATCTTATTATTTGTTGTCATTCTTGTTCCAAGTATTCATTGTTTTGACTTCGCTGAAATCCTCTTCATCTTCACTTAAGGAGTCAGCATCAGCAAGCTTTAAGCGGCTGGTATCATGATCATAAATAGCACCGAGCACAGGACCAGTTAGGCCTGTTGTGCGTGCCTTTAGAACAGCCATTTTAATAGTATTCCGGGATTTCTCACTTTGAGCATTAAGATTACGTGCAAAGGCAATAATATCAAAAGAAATTTGTTTAATAGAGCCAGAGCCTTTAATATCATCCATAGTAGGTAGCTTACCTTCTTCGAATGACTTAGCTCCTTGGCCTACCTTACGTAGATGCGATACTAGACCGATCCAAACAGGATATCGCTTTACAAGTGATAGCAATGAGTTCATGATCTTATCTTGAGCTTCATTACCTTGTAACTTATCGATACCTTCAGATACCAGAATGGTGATATGGTCGATCATAATATACTTGCACCCCATAAGGCACATGTATTCAATTTTATCAATGATACTGGAGTCTGTTACTGTACCCTGATGATCTAACATCATGATACGTTCTTCTTCGTCATCCTTACCAAATAGCTCATCAAAACCAGGTTCGATATCTTCAAACTCAAGATCTTCATTAGAGGTGTTTCTATTAAGCTGCATGCCTGACATTCGGCGAGCTTCTGCCTCTGGTGATTCCTCTAGAGCGACAATACCGATTTTAGCATCAGTAGCTTCTTTGATGTGAATGACAATTTCACGAAGTAATGTAGACTTACCAGAACCAGTACCTGAGGTGAATAGAGTTAATTCACCTAA